AACAGGACCGCATCGACCCACTCTCGCAGGATCGCGTTGGATCGCTCCTGGAGCTTGGGCTGGTAGCGGTCATAGGGCTCGACCTCGGGTGAGTCGAATCGCTTGATCTGGCAGTGAGCCAAGAGAATTACGACCATGCCCTTGTCGTTGCGCAGCTTGTTGAGGCCAGCCAGCACCTCGCGCCAGCGATCGGCCACGATCATCGCGCCCTTGCCGTAGGCTAGGTCTTTCGCGTCATGCGTGGACTCGACATCAGCCCAGATCAAGTTGTCGAGCCAATCCACAGAGTCAATCACGACAGACTTAAAGTCGTGGTCCTCAGTGATCAACGTGCCGATCGCGTCGAGCACGTCGCTGGCCTTGCTGGCCAAAGGGAAGTGGCTCACCTGAAGCGCGCCCAGACCGTCTTCAGTGCAGATGAAGATCGGGTCCGGTGCAGATGACGCGAACGTAGTCTTGCCGATGCCCTCAACGCCGTACAACATCATGCGTGGGGCAGCCATGGCTGTGTTTTTTTGAATTGATTTGAGATCGAATGCCATTGCTTATTCCTTAAAAGTAATCTTGACCCCTGTCTTTGCAGGTGTGACGGTAATCGCGTCTGCAATCTGAGCCCAGATGGCTGGGCTTTCGCGGCGAATCAGCTTGAGCTTGGTTTCGTCTGCCTTGACCTCGGTCTTGAGCGGACGTGCTTCGCTTGGCCAGCTGCCGGTCAGGGCCGTCAGCTTATCGATGTCGCACTTGTAGGTGACCTTGCCGGTCAGTGTTACCGACACGCCATTGGGCGTGTGGATAGTCATTGCGCCTTCTTCTTTGGGCGTCTCGAGCTTGAGGATTTGCTCCTCGATGCCGATCCGCTCATCGCGTGCAGCGTCTTCCTTTTGCTTGGCAATGCTCCACTTGATTGCCAGTTGGTCCATGGTTTCCATCGTTGTTTTCCTTAGTTGTTACGAATTTCGCATCACTTAGTCGTTGACTTCTTCTTTAAAGCGCGGCGCGTGAATGTAGATGTCGATCTGTTCCTCACTCTTGGCCTCTGCCAGAAGTGCTGCGTAGGCCACCGCGTCCTCTGCGCTGTCCTGGTGAAAGCCTGGGCGCTGCTTGAGGCGCACAAGCTTGAGGATGGTCATCATCAGCCAGCCGTCAGCTTCGCTGAGCTGGTGGCCGGTGATGTTGTTGAATGCAGCCACAGTGGCAGCCATGCTGCGCTCGCCCTCTGGCTTGTCGTAGGTAGCGGCGCGGTCACGCATGTGGTCCGCGGCGGCGAATAGAAAATCGAAGGCTTTCTTTTTCATTGTGGTTCCGGTCTTTGAAAAACTTGGTAGTAGGTTGAAGGTCTTGTCCGCATCATCTTGCGCAGCCAGTCTGCCCCGCCCATCTCTTGAAATTTGCGCCACTCGGAGTCAGACATGCGCACATATCTGGGCTTAAGTGGCTCGGGTGGTTTAGGGCGTGGCACTCAAGAGCTCCACCAGGCAACAAGCAAGCAGGCCATGCCGACACCGATCGCGAGGGCCAAGATGTAGCCGGCGACCGATTCGTGCATAGGCTCGCGTGCGCTGGCGTAGCCAACTTCAAACGTGCAGTCAGCAAGAGTGCGGGGGGTTTGGTAGTGAGAGGGTTTCATTTTGATGGGTCCTGTCGTGGGTCTCGGTTTATTTCTTTTTGACTTTGAACTGGTCGGGCGCTGCTTCATTCCAGATATTGAAGTCGGGGTCCAGGTCGCGGGCCATTTCATGCAGCTTGTTGCGCTGCTCTTTGCCCTTGTCGTACTCGTTGTAGCCGTCTGCGAAGGCGTAGTACCAGTCGTGGGCTTTCAGGGCTTGCTTGTACTTCTCCAGGTTTGTCATCGTTGGTGCTCCTTGGTTGCGTTGTTGACGTAGTGATTCTATTTCAACGATGCGCAATTCACATCACCAAGGACGATTATTTTGTAGGTGTTTCCCCTAATGGTTTTTTGTTACGGCTTGATCCAGAGAACGAGCGACGCCCAGACCACGTTGGCGTCTGTGCGCAGTGCTGTGCCTGTGCTGCAGCGAATCAGGTTGTACGTGCCGGTGCGGTAACCGCGCTGCAGACTCGAAAGGACGTGTTCCCCATTGTCCAAAGCAATGCAGCACACCTTTCCCAAGCAGTTGCGCGGGTCTTCCTCTGCGGGGGAGATGAAATACATCCACCCGTCCTTGGCGCTGTTGGGGATGCGCATCTGCAGCGCATACGTGCCGACGGGGCAGTCTGCTGGGCCGATCACCTTGTCAAAGGTGCGCCTTGGGAACAGGGTAACGACAGCTGTGTCGTCAATGTACCCAGTGACAGGCACAGAGCGCACGTCGTCAATGACCTCGACGCCGGCCTGGCGCAGCACCTCGGTGACCTTCACGCCTAGGAAGCCACTGATCTGCAGCGCTTCTTCGTTGGTCATCTTGCGCTGGCCACGCAGCATCAGTGACACTGCAGCCGCGTCCAGGCCCATCTGCTTAGCAAGCCCCCTCTGCGAGAGCTTGCGCTCGGAAAGTTTCTGTCTGAACCAGTCTGTGTTCATGGTCGATGAAAGAGTGACATATACTCAGCGATGAGTCAATCACAACAAGTTGTTAGGAGAACCACAGATGACAATTCCAACCATTCATACCCTTGAGCCTGCCTTCACCGTGATCGAGCGGCTCGGGGGCAAGACTGCCGTGGCCGAGCATTTGTCCCTGGACAAGTCCGCGCTCTCGCGGTGGTGTCAGCCACGTCCAGCCGGGACGGGTGGCGTAATTCCCCAGCGGCACTGGGCCGCACTGATGCAGATGGCACGTGCAAAGCATGTTGACATCACCCTCGAGGAGCTTGCAGCCGTTGAGGTGTGATCATGGTCACCGAGACACAACTGACCATGACGAACTCAGATTTCCTGGCCGAGGTTTACGGCGAACTGTCACCCAGTGAGTTTGGGTGGGTCACTACATTCCGTGCCGATCCTGGAACAGCGCCCCCGTCCGTGTGGCAAGGCAGGTTCTACAAGGGCACCGAAAAGCAGGCAAATTTAATTGACCAAGCAGGACTCGACAACTGTTATTTCTGCACGGGCATATTGAAACCTACAGACGACGGCGAGTTCCTTCGTCGCAAAGATGCATTCGTGCGTTTGTCAGTGCTTGTGCTTGACGATGTCCCCATTGAGGACGTGGACAACTGCAGCTATGCACTACAAACCAGCCCCGGCAAACACCAGGTCGGCATCTTCCTCGACCCCGAAGACCAGGATTGCTATGACCGTCAGCTGATTGACCGCGTGATGTCATCGCTCGCAGCCCGTGGCCGGTCCAACGACGCGTCAGGCAATGCCTGCGTGCGCTACGTGCGTTTACCCGTAGGCACAAACACCAAGCCACGCGCTGCCGGCCCATGGCAAGTGCAGCTGGTGATCTGGGCTCCTCGCGTGCGCTGGACATTGGCCGATGCGTGCGCAGCTGTTGGCATTGACCTCGATTCCCTGCGCATGGCCGCGGCGATCGCCAAGACATCCGCGCCGAGCACACACACAGGCACACACGCAGGCGAGATGATCGCCGGCATTACAGGACCGCTCGAGGAGCGCGCCTACCACGACAACCTCACGCGCTTGGCTGCCAGCCTAGTCAGTGGTGGCATGTACCCAGGCGCAGCCGTCGAGTTCCTCTACTCGCTCATGGATCAGGCCAAGCCTGATCGCCGGCAAGAGGAGGAGCTGCGGCGCTGGGAGGTCAGGCGCGCGGAGATCCCCCGAGCTGTGAAGTCCGCGGAGAAGTTTGCGCCCGAGGAGCGCAAGCCACCGCAGATCACCGTCAACCTCAACCTGGCAGACGAGGACACAGGCTCATCACGTGAGCCTAGCTCGCCTGGTGAGCTTGCACCTCTGGACTGGTCAGCGCTCGAGGGCACAGAGCCAGAGCCAACGAGCTGGCGTGTCGATGGCTGGTTGCCTGAGCGCACCGTCACCCTCTTGGCTGCCAACGGCGGCGTAGGCAAGTCCAACCTGTCATTGCAGATGGGTGTAGCACTTGCGCAAGGCCTTGAGTTCTTG